CCTTGAATACCTTGCGCTCCTTGAGGTCCTGTAGCCCCTGTAACACCTGGAGAGCCTTGAGGTCCATCAGGCCCAGTAGCCCCTGTAACGCCCGGATTGCCTTGAGGTCCGGTAGCTCCTGTTACTCCTTGAATACCTTGCGCTCCTTGAGGTCCTGTAGCCCCTGTAACGCCCGGATTGCCTTGAGGTCCGGTAGCTCCTGTTACTCCTTGAATACCTTGCGCTCCTTGAGGTCCTGTAGCCCCTGTAACACCTGGAGAGCCTTGAGGTCCAGCAGGTCCAGCAGGTCCAACAGATCCAGCAGGTCCAACAGATCCAGCGGGCCCAGCAGGTCCTCCGCCACCCCCAGGTCCAGGCTCCCACACTTGATTCGTCTCATTCCAAGTAAGGGATTCGCCATCAGTAGGGGCATCTCCAGATATTGCGCGCCCATGAATTGAGTTTATATCCGCTCTCAATACCTCATGATTAACATACATATCAACGGTAAATGGCGATCCTGGCTCTGGAGGTACTGGAGCTGGACTTTCGCCCCCACCGCCGTCACCACCGTCAGTAATTATCTTTATATTACCGCTCATGATTAATCTAAAACATTGTCAGATATTGTGATTGTTATAGTTCTTGAAACATTTTTTTCGCCGTCTTTCCTAATTGCGCCCCCACCAAATAAAGCTTGTATTAATGATTCTTGCGTTGTCTTGCTTCCATCTATAACTATATTTTTATTTTCAACAGCAGACCCTTTAGTTATACCAGTTTCATTCAAATAATTTCCGCGCTTTAACAATGCCTCATCTTTGCTTAGTAATTTAGCGCGAATGTCTTCTTTGCTAAACTTAGATAAATCTTCCATGCTTAATCTATATCGCGCAAAAACTAACTGTTCTAAATATGATAGCTGAGGTTTAAATATATCTAAATCGGCTTGTTTAATTCGCAAAATCCTATGAACATTATCATATAAAATTCTAGAATAAGACTCAAACCATTCAGGCTGGGTTCCAAAATCAGTTTTTATATCATTTAAAATACTCATCAAATTAGCAAATATTGTAAGTTTTCCTTCATCTTCTTTATCAATAAACGCATCTGCTCTGTGCCAATATTGTAGATTTTGTCTTGGGTTTCTGTCAGTTTCTTGGTTTACTCTTCTGGTATCAAATGCTTGTTTTATGATTGGGGCTGGGCTATCAAACGATTTAAAAGCGGCTAAACGTGCTTCTAATTTGATTCCAAGATTTTCTTCTCTGGCAATAATTTTATATGTTGGGTTAGTCGGGCACAAAGTCATACCCAAATCAATATACGATTCATAGTCCTGAGCTATTTTTTCGCACAAAGAGGCTTTTCCATCTAGAGGTAAGTTATTTTTACTCATCAGATAAATGGTAAAATATGCAATGCAGTTCAATTTAGTTATTTGTCGTGTTTGCCCCGAAGATTACCCACTACTTGTTAATGTCTTATATTAATCAGTACAGCTGGAAGTGCCTACTTGGAAAACAAAGCAAAAATCTTATAGAAGAAAACGATATTTATTTCTGGGAAGTAGGCAAAAAGAAACACTTCTGTACCAGCAAAACTATAATAACCGAAGATATTCCAAAACTTACCGACAGAGGGTTTCATTATTTGTCGGTGGAAAATTATCAGTTCCTAAAAAAACAAACAAAAGTATCCGGCTCAAAAAACACATCAGTCATTATAGATATGAGCAAATTAGAATTCAAAGGTAATAATTTTAAAACTATTAGACATGCCTTAAATAGAGCCGGAAAATATAATTTAGTTGAAGAAGATAATTTTAGAAATATACAAGACGTAAAAGATCTCATAGAAGATTGGTCAAATAATATGGCGTTAAAATATTTCAGGGATTTTTCTGGAAAAAACTATTATTTCTATGCTAATAACTTTCATGAAAAATGTATTAATGTGTTTTTATATGATCAAAATAAACTAGTTGCTTTTGCTACAGCATCGCCACAAGTAAATGAAAGCTGTACTTATATTATAGGAAAAGCACTATGTCATAAATATTACGGATTGTCTGAATATGCTGATGTTTTGCTTTATAAAAAATGTCTAGAAAATAACATATCACTAATTGATTTAGGTCAGACTACAAAAGGGTTAATACACTACAAGACTAAATTTCCTAGCTATACATATAATTATTATGACGGAAAAATAATATGAGAAAACTAACTAAGGAAGAGTGGATTAGAAGAGACAAAGAAATACACGGAGATAAAGATGATTATTCCTTAATTGTAGGTAAATTATGTATGGAAAAAGAAAAATTTATATGTTTAGTTGACGAAAAACACGGATTGTACGAACAGGCTTTTAATAGCAGAGTTAATAACAAAAATAAAGTTAGGTGTCCTAAATGCGGGAAAATTAAAAAAGCAAAATCAAAAACCAAACCAATAGAAGATTGGATTAGAAGAGACAAAGAGATTCATGTAGATAAAGATGATTATTCTTTAGTTGTGAACGGTCTATTATGTATGACAAAACAAAAGTTCATATGTTTAGTTAACAAAAATCATGGAGTGTATGAACAGTCGTTTAATTGTAGAGTCAATCAAAAAGTAAGATGCCCAAAATGTTCAGGACAAGGTTTATCAATAGAAGAGTGGATTAAAAGAGATAAAGAAATTCATAAAGACAAAGATGATTATTGTTTGGTCGTTTCTGGACTATCATGTCTAGAAAAACAAAACTTTATATGTTTAATTAACCCAGGTCACAAAATATATAAACAATCATTTGATAACAGAATTCGTGGCAAACAAAGGTGTCCAAAATGCTCTGGAAAAAACTTATCAATAGAAGAATGGATTAATAGGGATAAAGAAATTCATGGAAATAAAGATGATTATTCTTTAGTTGTTGCTGGATTGCCTGCTAGCAAAAAGCAAAAATTTATATGTTTAGTCAACGAAGAGCATAAAATATATGAACAAGATTTTGGCTCAAGAATTAATAATAAAAGTAGATGTCCGAAATGTGCTAATGCGTACAATCAAGAAAATATCGTTAATGAAATATTAAAAGAAATTTTGCCGCAATATTATTTTAAACGAAATCTTTTTTATATCTGGATAATAAACCCTATAACTGGTCGCTCACTACAATTAGATTTTTATAACAAAGAGTTGAAATTAGCAATAGAGGTACAAGGCAAACAACACTATGTAGTTAGCTTATATAATAACACACAAGAAAAACTAGAATATCAAAAATATAGAGATGAAATTAAAAGAATTAAATGTAGTGAATTAAATATAAAACTAATCAAAATACCTCCCTATAGCCTATTTAAATACTCCAAAGAAAAACTTAAGAAATATATAGAAAAAAAGATAAGGAAGGCTTTATGAAATACGACGAAATTATCTCTATAAATGGTAAAAAACTAACTAAACATTATATACAATCTTTAAACAAAACAGAAAGAGAAGCTCTAATTGAACCGGTATTTAATCTTTTACGCCAAAACAGCTTCATGTATCCAGACTACTCAGATGCCGTTTTAAATAAAGAATATAAAAGAATTGTTGATTTTGTACCTAACCTTGAGGCTATTGATTTATTTAATAACTCCAGCCTGGGCACAAAATTATGTAAACATTTTTGTCACAAATTTTATGATGCCAGGGATAAAAATACCAAAACTATCCCTGAAATATTTAATGATGATGTAAAATTAAGGAAAACAATAGCAAATAGATTAGGTTTAGATTGGCTGGAAAATGATCAAAATGGGCCCGGCGTAAATGAGGCTTTTAATCTCTCTTTCCGAATGATTGTGCAGGGCTTTCGTTCTCAGAGATTAGTTGCCTCTACATCTATGTTTAAACCGGATATAGCCAAATATATGTATATGAAATACTCTAATGAAGGAGATATTGTGTTCGATTATTCGGCCGGCTTCGGAGGTAGACTATTAGCAGCCGCTTCTTGTAATCGTAAATATATCGCAACAGATCCTCTTACTACTCCAGAAGTTCAAACAATGGCTGATTTCTTTGGTTTAAAAAATATAACACTTATTAACAGCGGATCAGAACACATTAGATTAGACGAAAACTCAATTGATTTTAGTTTTAGTTCTCCTCCATATTATAATCAAGAGCACTATTCATCTGATTCTACTCAGGCATATAATAATGGTGAAGATTACTTCTATAACACTTATTGGAATGACACCTTAGAAAACGTTAAATATATGCTAAAGCCGGGGAAATGGTTTGGTTTAAATGTTAAGAATTTCCCGAGGATGGTCGATATGGCAAAAGATAAATTCGGCCCAATAATAGAAGAAGTACAATTACGTACAATTCGCGGGCATTTAAATAAAACAGCAGGCGTTACTAAATTTGAATCAATATATATGTTCAGGAATAACAAATGAAAAAAGTAAATTTAGTAGGTCAAAAATTCGGAAGACTATTAGTTATTTCCGACGCAACTGAGCCTGGTGAAAGATCTAAGTGGAATTGTTTGTGTGATTGCAAAAATACAGTTATTGTGAAATTAGATCACTTACGAGATGAACATACTAAATCTTGCGGATGCCTTAATCTTGAAAAAATAAGCGCTCGCGCCCCTAATATGTACAAAAAAAATATAAAATATCACCCGTCTATATCTTCCGCCAGAACAGTTTGGAGACGCAGGTATAGGGATGGCGGATTATCTTTTGAAGATTTTTTTGAACTAACTCAAAAAAATTGCCATTATTGCGGAGATCCTCCAAATAATAAGGCTAATACCCATAAAGACGATCCTAAATCTTCACAACAAGCCAAAGATCAAGGAGATTTTGTTTATAACGGATTAGATAGAATAGACAGCTCTAAAACTCATACATTAGAAAATGTTGTTCCTTGCTGTTGGCATTGCAATTACGCTAAAAGAAATAGATCTGTAGATGAATTTTTAGATTGGATTAAAAAAGTTTATAACGTAAATTTTTCAACTTAATATTTTTTTTTGCTATGTCCTCGTGTGCCTGCTATTATTAATTCATCAGTTTCCTCGTTCTTTAACTTAAGATCATTGTATTTTTTATATTTTCTTTGTAAGTAAATTTCGGATTCCTCATACATCCAATTAAGTATTTTTACTACTTGTCTATTGCCAGAAGTAGATACATCAAATACATTACTGTTTTTCGCTTTATAAAAACAAAAGTGTACATCAATATCGCCCCTTATAATTTCATCTATTTTTTTGACAAATTGTAATGTTGATGTTATTTTAAACGTGCTGCTATATCCTTTTTTTAAGTTTACGTTTATACTACCGTCACCATCAAAATATCCTCTTATAAAATGCCTGTTAAGATTTTTAGGTAGCCATTCAGGATATTCAATTTTAAATGTTTTGCGCTCCATACACCCTAGCTTCTCCAATTGCTCACAAATATGCTTGCTGTGAATCGTTATATATGCCGTTATTCCCTTTCCTTCATGTGTTCTATCTTGAGTTTTTACATGTTGTTCTGGGTTTTCTTTGTAAATTAATCTAGATAGTTTAATCAAAATTTCTTTGTCTGTTTGCTCAAGACCTAAAGTAACAAAATTTGCACTTTTATGATTGCAACCATCGGCATATAAAAAACCAAGAAAATAAGCCTTTTCCTCAGAGTCAATATTATCGAAAAAATCTTCGTTTATCGGGTAAATACGGTGCGCGGCTTCTGCCGAACGGATTTTAACCCCATTCTTTTTAAGAATCCTTCTAATACCAGATACATTATATTTATCTGATATTTTAGGCATTGACATTCCTTGCTTATATAACTCGCATATTTCTTGTTTGTTTTCTTCCGTTAATATTTTTTTTGGACCTCTTATTTCAATTCCGGCATCTTTTAAATATTTGGTAACTGTTTGCGCTTTACTACCAATCATTTTGCCGATAACCGCCGATGATAGCCCCTGGTTGTATAATGTGATTATTTGTTCAACTGCATATTTGTTTAACATTTGTTTATCCTATAACGTGTGTAACAATATATCTAAATATTACATAGATAAAAAAATAAAGGCCGGAACAAGTCCGACCTTTATTTCTCAATCACTCGTTAGGCTAATTAGGAGCCAATAACGATGCTCTTATTACCCTTGGCCGTGCCGCGAGGGTTTACGATACCAATACCAATTTCTTCCGATACCACCCATCCTAGTTTTAACTGCTTAGGTTCGTCAGCAGGAAGAACTTCAATATCCTGACGAATCGGCATTACACCAACGAACTCAGGATCGGCAGCTCCATAAACAGTGCCCGGAGGAACGATTTTGGAGACCATGATATCCGCGCCCCAGATATGAGCGTAGAGACCGGTCTGTAGAATTTCGCGCTGAGTTACCGGGTCAACTTCGCCACCAGTCGGGCCTTGACCGCCACCGGATGCCCAGTTAAGGATATCCGTAAACTCATTGATGTTCATGAAGAACTTAGTCGTTACCAAGTCCCAGCGATCAATCTGGACTTTGATTTCGATGAGGTCGCGCTTAAGCAATCCACCGTCAGCAATGTCCTGTACCGTGTTCTCGACACCGGAAGCGTTATCAAGGGCAGCAAAGATGTTCGCATCTTCCTGGGCCATGATTTCTTGACGAGCCTTCTGAACCGCTCTGTCAATAACGTTAAACCGACGACGACGAACTTCTGAAATCCTAACGGTCGGATTTGAGAAAATCTCGAAGGTCGGAACAACAACGCGGTCACCGAATACGCGGCTTTCTGCACCCGTACCGTTTGAAGATACAACGGTAGCAGAAACGTCAATATCGCGCTCATATGAAGGATTCGCGCCTTGGGGGAGCGGATCAACAACGAGAACTCTACGAGCAATTCCTTGGTAATCTAAGTTGCGTCGAATCGGGTTAGCCATTGCCTGGGCTAACGCGACTTTGCCTTCGTTGGTAAGAATCGCGCGAGACATAAGCTCATCGCGTTTCTCATCGTTAAGGCCCGGACGACCAGCTAAAGCAGAATTTGACGGCTGGTTCTCTTCTAGAATCGCCGCATATTTTACGAGAGTGTTTAACGCATCTTTTACAGACGACGCATTCATCTCTCCATTTGTACTAAATAAACTCATTCAATCTCCTTAGGTAATTGCCAACATACATCAGCAAATTTTTTTGTTTGTAGAAATTTGGCACACTCGTTACAGAACATGCCGTCACTATATATTATGTAATGTTATTCCCAGTTTTTAAAAAAATATTATAAAAACAAAAATCCCCCGCTTTTTAGGGCGAGGGATTTTCTTATCACAAACTAACTAAACAGATCAGTTAATTGGTGGCGCGAAGTAGATGATCGCTTGGGTCATTGCTACTTTCTGTAGTGACGTTACGTTTCCGCCAGGTGAATTAAGAGCCGCGACGAGATAGTTAGGCGTGGTGACCAAACTGCGATCCGTGGTGAACTCAATAAAACGACCTAGGACAACGTTTTCGAACGCTTTTCCTACGGCCGGGGTTAGGACACCAGCCGCAGTCGCATAGAGCCTATCTCCAATTGAAAGCGTTGTGTTGGTTGGAACTAAACCGTTTGAAGGAGTAGTATCAACCGCATCTAGTGTTACCGCGTATGTACCGGGTTTATCCCAGCAAGTGATTTTACCAGAAGCAAGCGCCGAGTGAGGTCCGAGAACCGCACCATTGACTGATTGCATACCAGTCGTACCACCAACTACTGAACCGAATAGGGTTCCGTAACCAGTAATACCTTCGTCAAGCAGGAATAGTGGACGAGTACCTGAGGCAAGAAGTGTAGTAACATATGGACGCTGAGCCGGGTTACCTACATAACCGTCAGCACCGTTCGCATCCCACGCCGCTTTGTCAGGATTAGTAACCGCGACGCCGATGATCGTTCCTACTTCTCCACCTTTCATTGTGGAAGTAATGTTGTCATACCCGTCGAACTGGCCTAGGGGTTGATAACCTGATTGTAAAAGTCTAAGAGCCATTTTGTTTCCTTAAAATATTTGTCTTACATCTATGGATATTTATAATCCTACATTTATTCCTAATTAAGCCTAGATTCATAAAAATAAATTTTAACACAATATAGCAGCATTATATTATGATTTGTTTGCAAAAATGTACAATGTGCGGGCTGGAAAAAGAATTAAGTTTTGACAATTTTAGTTGGCGAAAAGATAATAATAAATGGCGTGAAGAATGTAAAAAATGTAGAGTTGCGCGTCAAAAAGAATATGTAAAACATAACCCGGTAAATAAAGAAAGGGTTCATAAGTGTCAAAAAGAATGGTACGAGTTACATAAAAAAGAAATAAGGGCGAAAGAAAGAGAGCGCCGCCAAAACGATCCTGCTTTTAGATGTAGAAAAACTGTTAGCCTTATGGTTAATTTGTCCCTTAAAAAACAAGGATCTACTAAAAACGGCAGGTCTGTATCAGAATTTTTGGAAATAAATAAAATGTTTGCTCATTTGCAGTCTAAATATGAATGGTGGATGACTGACAAAAACCAAGGAGTATACAGTCCTAAAACTTGGGATGATAATGATCCTTCTACATGGACCTGGCAAATAGATCATATAATTCCACAATCAGATTTGCCATACACAGAGATGTCACATGATCCGGAGAGTAATTTTCAGAAATGTTGGGCGTTATCTAATTTAAGACCATTAAGTGCGAAACAAAATTTACTAGATGGCCTAAGAAGAACAAGACATAAAATTAACGCAGCATAGAAAATAATAAAAATCTTTCATCCATATTGTTTGCTAACTTTTCTGGCATTAATTCTTCTGTGGCCCCAATTTGTTGAGACTCTAGAGGACTATCTATTTTATCATCAGCCGTTGGAACAAACTTAGTAGCAATTGGCGGATTTTCCTGAGTATCTTTAATATCAATAGCATCCATAGTGGCTTGAGCTTTAGAAATTAAATCGAACGCCTTTTCTATATCTTGCGGAGAAGCTTGTGGGTTTAATGAGTCTCCAACAATAATGGTCCCAAAAGCATTTAGCGAGTTTGGGTTAAGTTTTTTTATTTCGGTTGATAGTTTATTTTCAATACTTTTTGCCGCAAAGACAAACTGATCATCTATTAATGGGTTGTTTATATCCCCGTTATAGATTCCTAGTTTACTAAAGTATTGTTTAAACGGTTTAATCATGAAGTAAATTTAGATATTGTTTGCGTGATTTCATTCTTTAATTTTTCGAGCGCGCCTGGGTCTGTGGCTGCCGGAGCTGTTGTGGGGGCTGCTGGGGCTTGTTCTAATTGTTTTTGAATTTGTGGAGCGTAACCTTTTGCTTTTTCTTCTACTAACGCTACGGCCTTAAGGTCTTGCTGTACCGCCTTGTTTAATCCTTCTAGAGCATGAACAGCTTCGGTTGCGTCATCTGGTATTATGGCGCGCGCAATATCTTTAAGCTTTTGAGTCCAATCATAAGACGCATCTTGTGACTGTAGCGCATCTAATTGAGTTATATATTGCGGAATTGAGATTGACATTTGTATCAATTTTTGTTTATAAGATTCTGCCGCCTTAATATCTTTTTGCTGTGTTTTGGCTGCGTTAATAATTGATTGAGGAGTAAACACTTCTATTTTAATAGTTTCAAATGATGTTGCTGCGGCATTTAAATCACTAACATCTGAGACTATATTATCAACCGTCATTTTCCCTTGCAAATCAGCTAATTCAGCAAGAGCACGATCTGAATTGGCAATGACATTTTGACGGCTATCGGCAGTATTATTTACCCAGGCAATAGAGCCTAGAAGAGTTGCAATTCCGCCTGCCAGCCATAAAACAGGTAGTAACGCTTTCTTTTCCAATCTTCCGGCACAAGAATCGGCAAGCTTCATCAATTCTTCATCGCCCTCATTATCAAGTTTAAAACCGGCCCGTACAATCGCCTTAGTTAAATCCTCATAAGCAGCAACGTACCTGCGATGAATTGGGTTTCCGTCCGGAGTTTTGCGAGCAATGTAATTCATAATATCTTGACGTTGATTTACATTTTCTATAATTCCATCCATTGCGTCATGAGCAGGAATAGCAACAACTGTCTCTGGATGAGCTTTCTCTATAATGTTACGCTCATATTCTTTGCCGTTTGGTTTTACTCCGTATAGAAGCTCAATTGTGGATAATTCTTGACCCTTAGCTTTTTCTTCTGAAGCCTCTTTTGATATTAGGCCAGAGTCTTCTGCTATTTTGGCATACGCACTAAGAATTTCTGATTCAGGTTGTAGTGGCATCTTCGTTTTCCTTTTTAATATCGCCTGCAAAAACATCAACAACATCAATTATTTTATTTACACCACGCGGCATTGTTAAATAATTTGGGTACATCGGATTATAAAACCCATTCAATATATTTGACATTCTATTAAAAGATGGCGTTTGTAATATTTCTTGGTCGTATCCTCGTAATTCTGGATATACAGCTATGGCCCAGTTTAATACTGTATTTTTAACATCCCCATTAAGAGGTACAATCCATGAGTGAGTTTCATCGTTGGGGTGGAATTGCTCTCCTAACCCGCTCTTTTGAAGATTGTTTGCTTTGGCAGTGGGTAATGAAATTTGTGGAGTAACGGCAGCAGGAGCAGTAGTCGAGGCAACAGCTCCGGCAGAAGAAGAGTCTCCTCCAGGATGTATAATTCCTTTTATCGCCCCTCCAACCCCTATCATTCCAATGCTAAGTAAAACTGTTTTGATGAACCAGCCAATAAGCCCAACCAATAATCCTTTCATTCCGGATCCTTTTACGATTGGAAATATTCTGCCCAATATTGAAGTCCCTTTTGGTGCGGGCTTTAATCCGTGCAATAGATCTTCTAAAGTACCTCGTGGAGATCTACTCTGTGCTGTTTTTAATAACTTTCCTTCGTTAACAATTTTTCTGATGCTATAAAAAGGATCAGATGATGTTTTTATTTCTGTGGATTCAGTGGCGGGTATTAATGATTTAGCTATTGCGTTAATATGAGAAAGATCAATTGCCTCACCGCTCTCTGCTTTGGCTTTTAACGGATCTTTAAATGCATCCAAAATAGAAACAATTACTTCTTCTCCGCCCAAAAGATTAGCAGCCATTCCTATGAGAGGATTGATGCGCATTAAAGTTACAGGAACCAATAATTCAATCGCGCTTAATATTGCGTTCTTTGGAGATGAAAAATCAACGTGCTGTTTCCAGTAAGATTGTATAGCTTCTTTCGCACCAGACATAGCTCCGGATACTGCGTTACTAAAATCTTCGCTTAGACCAGCTTGCTTTTTAATAGCAGCGTCCATAAAATACAAACGCTCAATTAAAAGAGTATCTGCAATATATGATAGTTCGTCTTTTCTGCTCATTTACGCCTTACCGGTTCTAACGTAAGAATCCGCTACAGACTTTGCTTTTTCGAGAGTACTTACCCACCGCATAAACGCTTGTTGGTTATTGCTAATTACTGCGTTTGCTTTGGGGCTAGTTTGATCTACTGCGCCACTCCAACCTTTGAAAATACGTGATAGTTGATTAATTATCTGGTAAAATATATTAGTTGCCCATCTAGCTTTTGTAGTAGCCCCAGAAAGAAGCTCACTTTTAGCATCTTCTGTTGCATAAATATCAAACATTCTATCAATAGCTACAGCAGAGTTTGAACCGCCATAAGATATTGTGTTGATTAGTTGCAAATCAATTAGCGGCTGATCTATCCATAGACTAGATTTTTCGCCCTCTTTAATATATGCGTTTGCCAGGGAATCAACATTAAGCATCGTAAGTACTCTGCCGTGCTCATCTGTAAATGGAGGGTTCTGCAATGCTATAGCTCCAGGATCATTTTCGTCCGCGCCAGTATAAGCCCCAGCTCCCTCATTAAGTCCACGACCTCGCCCACCACCGCCTCGCTGAGCAGCCGAACCAACTTCTTTACCGTCCGGAGATATCCCGTATTGGTCTCTGGTATGCGTGCGTAACTTTGCTAAGTCCATTGGTCCGTTCCACATGGATTGTTTGTCTGCCGGAGGTAATTTATTCCATACACTCTTTAATTGTTGTCGTAGTTTTGCAACATCCGCAATATACTGTTGGTTCTCGCTTTCTCCAGCTCTTGTTTGCAATGTTTCAAGAGCTTTATTTAACTGTTGTGCCGTAATAGTAGATGGTTCTTCCGTAGGTCCTATTGCCGGAGGAGTGGTGTCTAAAGTAGCTTGTGGTCCTAGGACTTGTGGTTTTACAGCCGTGAAGCCATAACCAGTAGACGGAAGCTTAACTTGAGACTGAGAATTTTTAATTATATTAGCAAGCTTAGAAATGTATGTTTGCTTGCTGGCGGTGGCTGGTAAGGATGCTTGCTCTTCTGTTTCTTTTATTTCGCCGCCAACACTTTCTATAAACTTAACCAAATCGACTAAAGAATTAAAATGCTTTGATGTTAGTGTTTGATTGTTTATTACATCATATTCTCTGGCTTTCCCTAAGTATCTAATTCCAAATAATTTAATTTGCTCAATATTCTTCTGTGCTGCTTCGTCAATATTAGCGCCAGGATCTGAGTCTAGTTTTAAAGCAGTTAGAGCCCTTGAAGTTGCGGGCCCCCAGTTATTATCTGGATTTAGCGGATAAGGCACGTAAGTTTTCCATGAAGCAATTTCTGCCGCGCCTGGACTTTTAGATAGTGGTGGTACAGAATATTTTTTTGCCAAAGCATCATAAAACGCATTTAAATCTTCTTGCATTTTTTTTACAAGTTGTGTTTTTGAAGTCTGTACGCCGGCCGGTCCACCTTTTGTGCCTGTTGCTGCCGGAGCTGCTTTGCCTTTAGTTTTGGGCTCTGGAGCGTTTTGAGCCGTTACTTTTAAACCATGGTTAGTAGAAGCCTGCTTACCTTCGTCTAGTATCCCCATTGATCTGTAATAATTTTCCCATCTCATAACCCAATTGTCTAAAAATCTAACAGACACAAATTGATTTTGCTCTTCTGATGTCAACTTCCCAGTAGCTACTAATTGCGCTAAAACCTCTTTAAATGTTATATTTGGGTTGTTCTGAACGGCTCGAATAGCTCTTCCCATTGCATCAAATTTTACATCCATATTCAATTTTTTAGTATTTGGATCTGTGTCTCTTAATGCCGAATTAGCTAAGCGCTCTAGTTTGCCGGCTATTACTTGAGCCATGCCGCCTATTGGATCTTCTGATATGCCGGCAGGAAGTTTGGAAGTATCAATAGTTTGCGCTGGCGTCGGGACAGTAAGCTTATAAGCATCTTCAATGTTAGATATTGCTTCTTTAAAATATAAACTTGTTAGACTGGCATAATCGCCATATCTGCTTACCATTGCTCTTAAATTAATAATACTAACCCTAAGTCTTCTAATATCGTCATGACTAGGATTAGGATTGCTAGCTAAGCTGTTTGCAAACTTACTACATTCAGTTGCCGCTACTCCTACTGGGGATTTAATATGATCACTGCCAATCGTTTCTACTATGTTGCTTACATTATCTTTTACAAGTTGTAATTTTTGAGTTACCTCAGTCTTAACCCCGGAATCCGCCTGAGCAAACCTTATCAATCCCGCAACACTCTCAATCGGAGCGTCTTCAGCAAGCATAACTTCTTCAACAACAGGCGCCAATTTTACATTTTGTCCGGTCGGTTGTTTCTTAACCACCTCTAGAAACTTTACATGAGCGCTAATCACCGTCTCAAAATGTCCCAATTCCTTTTGCGCCCCAGGGAAAATTTGAGCGGGACCATCAGGATGTGCAAAGTTTATTATGTCCGCCCCATCTTCATCATGTACCCTATAAAGATGCGTTTCAGCAGTCTTTAATATAAACTCGTTCTTCTCAATATCATCCGCAAAACTATCAAGCCCTCGTTCTCTTAAACCACGAGTAAGCTTAACTATGTCATTATGTAGATTATCGCTAGGAGCAAAATTATTACGCTTTACTTTAAATGCTGCCGCTGCTACAATTTCTTCCGGCTTAGGATCGAAATGACCTTTCTTTACAGCATCCCTTTCTAAAGAACGCATAACTTCGCTTTGAAGAAATGACGTGTTATGTTTAAAAGTCATTCGATCTCCATCATCATAATTCCCTTAACAAATTTAGGATCGACCTTATCTAATAACTCAGGATTCTCAATTAATGCTCTTTTGGCCTGCTTAAACTTTAATAGCATTTCGGGAGAGCTTTTTACCTTTGCTTCAAATTCATCAAATTCACTAAAAGCGTCAGCTCGGGCATCCACCTCAATTTCAGCAGACTTAACCTGTGCTGCTTCATTGCGAATTTGTCCCGCTATGTATTGGCGAATAACTGTCATGTCATCTTCTTTTTGACGAGTCTCTGCCTGCGCTTCTTTTTTTATTTCGGCAGCTACGAATTCTCTAAATATCTCAGAACTCATGGCCGCTTTCCAATCTTGATCATCCATTGAAATCTCCAAAGGCTAAACCTAATTTAATGTTTATTTATGCCTTGTTTGATATTATGACCTTTAATTATGCGCCATTTAAATCCAGAGCGCTTCCAAATATTTTTTAGAATTATCCGGAGGCGTTATCATTCTAGCTACATATAACGCATCTGTAAACGGGGCCTCAGATGTTAATATGCCATTTTTACTAACATATAAAGCGCATCCTTCTTTATATTTCTTATCTGATTGATATGTACTAGTTCTAAATACCATTCTTTGCGGAAATACTCTAATCATATTCAAATCAGTTAAGGTGCCTACAATTCCAAATGGACAAGAACCATTACTTAATTCGCAAAATATATTTCCTTCAATTTCTTTTATTTGTGCTATATGTCCTGGCTTGAAATTAGTTCCAGGTGCTACTGCCATTCGAACGGGATCTGTGTGTGATGATTCTACGAGTTTGAACACCTATTTCCTTTTATGCAGCTTTTTTGTTTCCCGCCTCTTCTTTGATTCTTTTAATTACACTCTTGTCAACTCCAAAATTTTTAGCAATTTTTTTAAGTGAGCGTTCGTCTGATAAAATTGCAGATATTTGTTCTTCAGAAAAATTAATTCTATTGTGTGGAACTCTGCCCAAAAGCTTTTTTCTTGTCTCTTCTGATATTGGGCCTCTTTTTTTATACATTGATAAAGGTGCCTTTTCTAAAGTTCCGTTGCGCTTTAATCTACTTCCGTGCTTGCTACAATATCTTTCTCCATTTACAATCAAATATCCAACCTCTACCTCGTTTATATCTTTAAACCCCTTAATATCACAATCTGGTGCGTGGCATTTAATACTTCCTAATGCCAACGCTTCTTCATGACGCTTTTCTATGACCTCTTTAATACTCTGGCGCCTTTTCTCTATCTGTTCCTCAGGTTGCTTATGTCCCAAATGAGCCTCTGACATACGCTGCTTGACTTCATCGGTGTAAATTTTAGTCTTGTCTAATGCTTTTAATGAGGCGCTTAAATTATTTCTCTGCTCCTCTGTCCACTTAATACCCTTGGCCGGATGTCCTTTTGTTTCGATTTGCTTGATTGTTGCTGCGCGAAGCTTTTCTTTTGTTTCTTCAGAATGGGCTGACGAATTGCCGCCTGCTTTTAAGTTATAACCAAAATCTTTATCCCTGCTTTTATATTGCTCTATAAGAATGGCCTCAGTTTCATCAGCATTATTTAGTGTGTTACAGGTGGCTATAATTTCAAATATAAAATTTTCAACCCCATATTTATCCATTGCGCGATGAATATATTGTCCAGTTTCTTCTGGTGTTTTTGCCAATCTTTTATGAGTAGACCATCTTCTGTAAGGCTCGGCACTTTGACCAATATAAATTTTATTAGTCAATACATTTGTTATTACGTATAAGTGATGTAGTTTTGTTTCCATGTGTTAATATTAAATATGCACTATTACAGCCAAATTGCCTCCAAAGTACCGAAAACCGAAGTAGGTCCGCCCGTACATATTGCAACTCCTGGATGATCTGCTGCCGGCTGCCTAGATGTTAAAAGTCCAGTTTCTGAAACAAAAAGATTGCAGTTAATCGCGTAACGCTGATTTGTTTCAAACATTGAAGTTTGAAATGCTATCCTTGAAAACCAAATAGTTACCTTACCGCTCGCCTGTGTAGAATCGTCACCGGGTATGCCTGGTACCTGCCAAGTATACGAAACTACTGTTCTAATAGCATCAGGGATTCCGCTTCCTGTCATATCGAAATTTAAAGGAGTGCCTGCCGGAAAGACAATTACTCCATTTCTAGGAATTAATTCTACATCTACCGGGCTTGTAGTAAAAGATGATGGTACAACGTTAGGATTTGCCAGCACTGCTTTTACATCCATGGCAGATACGATAACCCCACCATGATCAACTCCTACAGCCGATACGATTATTTCTTCGTCAATAGAGGGAGCAGTAAATGCCGAGGTTTTAATGTCATCAATAATTCCTAGTGGAGATGTTCCGTCGCTAACTCCACATACAATATTGTTGCCTATAACTCCGAGCTGCCCTATTTGCCCCGGTTCGAAAATGGCATTAGGGTCTACTGGATAGCTAAGTGGTAATGAGTTGCCAGATTGTATAATTCTAAACATTATTTCCCTTTATATTATGCCTAACTCTCCTGGCGCCATCGACAATATTTTGTTTTGCGCTTAATGGTCTTAGATTTTCTAGTAACCATATTTTTTTAAAATTAGGATGATCAACGGAGTCATACGGCAAGTCTGATTGCGGAATAATGTGATCTAATTGCCAAGTCCAAGTAGAAGGATCATTATCATCCCAAGTTTTAGGGTCATAAATTCCGTGATTATTCCAATTCATCCAATATTCAAACTGCATATTTATATGTTTATTTAGTTCGGGCAAAGTATACGATAAGCCGTTTTTTATTAACGCAGTTACCGACCTTGGCCAATTTGCATCATTTCTTTTTAAACCGCGCCGAATTGCCGCCCTTAACGTTTCATGTATTGCAAAATTAGAATCAGCCTTAAGTCTTTTGTTTCTGCGCTCTTGTTTTTTTTGTTTATTTTCTGTAGAATTGCAGTGTTTTAACCAGCAACTTTTGCAATAAAAATCATGTTTATGATCTGCGGGACTATAAGAATAAAAATGCTGCAAACCTTTAACTAAGCCACAAGCTTTGCATAATTTTTCATGTGTACAAATTATTAATAAATAATCAAATAATTTTTTAAATTGCTTCATGTTTGGTTTTGGTTCGTAAGATTTTTGAAAAATTTTATGTCTGCATTCTTTGCATTCTGATCTTAGTCCGTCGCTAGATTTTTTAAGAATCCCAAAAAAACTTGCTTGTAATTCTTTTTTACAGCAATTGCACTTTTTTGAAGTAATTATTATTTTTTTATTTTTATTGACTTCTTTACGTTTTTTGTAATTTTCTCTCGCCCTATCTGCTAGACATTTCTTACACGTACCGCTAATTCCGTCTCTTTTATTTACGGCAAAATTTGAAATGGGCTGCTTACCATTTTCAGGGCATTTAGTACATATTTTTGTTTCCACACTACATATATATCAACAAAATACATGGTTTAAGCTAAAAATAAAAAAGCCTGACGAACCGAAATCCGCCAGGCCTTTAAGTAAAATTAAGTTTTAAGTTTTGCGACGCCTAATTACTCCGTGTTCAATCGGGGGAACATTTCTTGGTCTATATTCAAATTCACCAGGAGGCTCTGCTACAGTCATTGGCTCAGGACTTTTAGTTGACATAGTTGGTTCAGTCTTTCTGAATACTGCCATATCTTTTATTCTTTCAAGCCTTTCTCTATTTTTTTGCTGTTCTTTGGCATGTTCAATTAATTCTCTTTGTGGGATTTCTTTTCTTTCATCATATATTTGTTTGTATTTGTCGTATTTAATTGGGTTATACGGTCCTGGTAAAAGTTTTTCTGCAAACTGACCTACTCCACGTTTCTTGTGTACATCTCTGGTTAATTCGTGCAGCTCCGCAATTATTTGTTCTTCTGACATACGCTGTTCAATCATTTCGTCAATTTTATTAATTATTTCTGATTCTTCCGGGTCTATTTCTTGTTCTTCAGTTATTGTTCCCGCAAGACCGCCCTCAATATCTGATGGCTCAAACCACGTACCCATACTCAATCCGCGTTTTTTAAGAGTTTCGTTAACATATTTTAAGTGTTCTGTTAATACATATTCTAGATTATCAGCAGATGAAACTTGTTTTATCCAGGCAGGCATTGCACCCGTAGTTAGTGCAGGATCTGCTGAATATAATGTTTTTTCGATAATTTCTTTTGATTTTTCGCTAATTTCTTTAGAAGCATCACCTGTTCGCTTTTCACGTACTGGCGCTACTGGCTCTGTGAACATCATTTTTTCTTCTGGTTTACCCCAAATATTTTCGTTTGGCCTTCCTTTCACAACGCTCAACAAATAATTGATAGCTAAAGACCATTCAGTTTTTGCTTCTTTTCTTTTTGCCAAATCATCTTTAATAAATTTTCCATCAATATAAGCGCCATAAACTACTTCTTTACCAATTACTATTTCGTTTCCGCGGTTATCTTTAACTTTTTTCTCAATTAATCTGTTGGTAGCTCCTGGTAATGGAAGTGCCATACGGAAATGTTTTCTAAGCAAAATAATAGCCTCTGAATTACTCAGCTCTATTTCTTCTGGGCTTTCTTTAATTGATTGATATCTTCCTTCGGTTTCAGCTGTTTCTGGAATGACTGGACGCTCTATTGCAGAAGGGGGATAAATCGTTCCTTTTTGACGAGTAGCCGGGTCATAACCTATATAGTGCTTAGGATCATCAGGTGTTTTGCCTACTGATTCATATTTTCCACTTTCAACTAATTCAGTTTGCGCCTTTAATCTCTCCATTAATTTTTGATGTACAACTGGTGGAGTTTGGCCAGCAGCAAGTCCAACTCCACGCATTTCGCTTAAGGCAACTTGACGCTGTAATATTTTTAATTTTCTAACTTCACTATCTCTAAGATCTTTGCGCTGTTCAAAAGAAAGTGATTGATAATAAGGGTCCTCAACAGGAGCCATAGGACCTTCAACAATACCCGGCTCTTCCTTAGAGGTCATCTGTCCGGGGAGTAATTGTACTAATTTTTCAATACGCTCTTTAGGATTTACTGCAATTTGTTCACTTTTCAAAGACTCTTCTTCTGCTTTTAATTTTTCCTCTTTCGCAGCCTGCATAAACTCTGTATAAGATTTCGCTTTAGCCTTTGCCTCTGCATCTTGTCGCTCTTGTATTTTTTTGCTAATTTCTTTTCTTCTGCTAGCCTCTTCATCTGTTGTCGCAACTTTCTCTATAAGACTAGTTATAATTGCCGCTTCTTTATGACGACCGGCCGCATCAAGATAGCCAGCAGCATCACTCAAATATGATATCGCTCTTAGCTGTTTCCTTTCAATTAAAGTATCTTCTTCAAATGATGCTTGGGCTTCAAATTTTTCCATTTCTGAAACAAGCTCATCTGATACACTTGATTGTTTAAATATTTTCATTTTGATGCTATTTTTTCGAGTAGAATGGTTACAACCTCAGCGTGATTTTCTAATCCTATATCATCTAATATTTCCGCAGCCTTATTAAGACACTCGATTGCGTTTGTTAATTTTAATTCGTGTGTACTCTCTTCCGAATTAACAAACAAACTTCTGCGCATAGATTCAGCGATTTCGTCCGATATAGATTCTTTTGCCATACTGATATATTGTATTATTACTTATATTTCCACGCTTTATTAGTAACTATTTTTGTAATATGGCCCTGATGTACTCCGTATTTTTTTCCAAGTTCTTTTTGAGATATATTATCAGAAGCATATTCCTGTCTTATTTTTCCAACTAATTCCCATGTCAATTTTGCACAACTATGATTCTCTCCCGCCTGTAACGCTGATAGTTTTTGTCTAGTTTCCATTGAAACAATTCTGTTTTTTGAATTATCAGATATTTTTTGTCGTTGTTCTGCGGTTAAATTTAATTTTTTGCCTTTATTAGGTGATGGTTTACCTTTGTGTGATTCGGAATTTTTCTTTTTATGTTCGTCAGTTTGTTTTTTTCCAATATGAGATTGTGATATTTTCGTATTGTGCGTGTCTGAATTTTTGTGGCCAAGTCTATATTGTTTGCCCTTATGAAATAAAGATATTTTTTTCTTAAAATCTTCGGGGCGTACTGTTCCAGTAATAGCTTCAGAAATTTTCTTTTTCGTTTCTTCCGAAGTTACCTTGCCATAATTTGGATTATTTTCTCCTTTATTTGCTTCAGATAATTTTTTTCGCGTTTCTACTGACATCAAAGTATTTTTTCCACCAGGCGTATTATTATATCCAAATTTTTTATTTTGTGACTGAAAAAATTCAATATAAAAAACCTCCCAATAATTAGCATCATCTAAAGATAAATTATCTTCTATTATAGTATATATAAAATTATCTATTCCGTGTTTATTCATAGATAAATATAAATAATATTTTTTATTTATAATACCTTCGTATTTATGCCTATTCCATCTTATTTTTGGATTTTTTGTTTGTCCAACATATATTTTATTATTTATTTTATTTTGAATAACATAAATAACAAACTTATCTTCGCCTTCCATTTATAAATAAGATTTCATTTACTAATTTTAATAGACGGGTATTTCTTTTTTACCGCGCGTTTAACTGCATTTTTTAATTCTTCTAACGTTCCTTTAAACCATTTTGGTGCAGAAACATACTTTTCAACTTGCGCCAATGCATTTCTACCTCTTCCCTCAGTATTCAACGGAAAATGATCTTTGTCGTCAGTAACCTTGGGACTACTTTTCGGAAATACAAATTCACTTTTTGGTTTTGCTTTTTTTGCCGCAATCTTTATCATCTCATCGCGGTACTCAGCTTTCTTTGGCATGATGTATAAACTCGCGTAGTCATCAGCAAAGTCCTCATCAAGCTCCTGAGACGCCATTGCGATTACATGATCTTCATCAGATACATGATCCTCATCAGAAGAAGAAGGCTCGTCTAGCCCAAGATCAGAAAGCAGTTCTCTTAGCTCTTCTCCCATTTCTTGAGAATCATCTCTCACTAACCCTAAATCTTGTGACGAAGCATCATTGTCGTCTTCATCATCCTTTACTTTTTTTTTTACTTCTCCACTCGGCTCAACTACAAATATTTCTACTTCTGGGTGATGATGCTCATGCTCGCCCATATCTCCACAATCAGCCTCATCCTCTCCGCCATTATCAAAATCTTCTGTGTCCTCGTCTTTGTGTGACTTAGCCTCAGAAACAAGCATGTCAATATTACCTAAAGCAATTGCCGCACTCTTAACAAAACCGTGACCGTCTAGAATTTCAGATATTTTTGAGAGAGCATCAATTGCCGCCGCTAAATCATCAGCTTTCTTTTTCTTCATGAAGAACGGGAATTTGCCCTTACCTTTCTTATCCTCTTTCTTGTCATCATCTTTCTTGTCTTTCTTATCTTTTTTGTCATCTTTCTTCGCGGCGGTTTTCGTAAATACAGCCCGGTATTCATCACTTTCCATGATATCAATCATTTCTGATGCTACTGAGTCCGCTACTGAATTTTTATTTTTTAACATAATTTGGCCTGACTGTACTGTTAAAAGGGAGGTTTTACGCTACCTTTATATTAGAATTTACGATTAGCGAACATGCCTGAGAACACGCTAACTAGGTCCGTGTGCTCTTGTGTCTGAGCTGCCTCTGCGGCCGGAAGAATTACATCTGAACTGTGTAGTAATCCAACTTGCGGCATTGCTTGTTTCTTGATTGCTTGTTTGGCGATAATGCGCTTTGTACTCTCAAAGGCCTCATCGTTCCACTGTAGAATCTCGTCAACCTGGCTCTTGAGTTGGTTCTGATCGATTATTCCACGGTCACGCATCTCGTAAGCAAGGTCATACGCGCGCTTAATGCGAACCTCTTGCTTCTGAACTTCCTCAGCCATTTTCTTCTGGCCGTAATCCTGAACTAGCTTGTTGGCGAAGTCCTTGCTGTCTGAATCCTTAGCCTCACTCCAGAATTGCTTCCAGTACTTAACAGCCTCGGCATCAACTCCCTGAGCAACTAACTGATCAACATCAGCGGCATCAAGCTTGCCCTCGGAAACTAGCTTGGCAATGGCCTCTGCTTGTTTCTTAACCTTAACAGGCATATTAGCTAAGTTGTATACAGCGTCATGAATCTCGGCGATATTCTCAACGACATCGTGCTTATCTGCCGCGCCACCTAAGCCGCTCGGAATATGGTTGCCTTTCGGATGAGCCTTACCAACCATCTCGTTCCAATCAACACCCTTCTGAGCTAACTTCATACGGTAAGCTGCACGACCCTCTTTTGTACTAAGGTCGAACTCAGCAGTAACAACGCTTCCTGTTGGTAATTTAGAAGCATCTGCGCCAGCCGGAACAGTAACCTTCATGTCGCTAGCATTATCAAGATCAACTCTTGCTGAACCTGCTGGAGGAGGAGCATCAGTGTGTAATAGCGGGGGCAAAGGCGTTTGTGCAGACGGGTCAAAAGAATGAACGCCTGAAGTAGGAGTTACTGGGCTTACTGCCGTTGAGTGCTCTGGCAACGAATGACCGAGTTCTTTCTTGAAAATCGGATCATAACTGTCGGCCGGCGCACCAGCTGTCTCTCCGGGTTTAACCGCCTGATCTGTTCCTTCCATTCCTGCTCCTTGTGCTCGTTTAATGAGGCCATCGGTTCCGTGCGCATACTTAACAAACGCACCTTTTAGTTTGGCAACATCAGCAAGCGTGCGCTTCGCATCTACAACTGCGTCAATTGCAAGTGAATCCAAATACTTTCGTTGTGACGGCTGAAATGATGCAAATTTATTTTTGTAAATTTCAGAAGCCATTTTAAGCTCTTCTGCATGTGACTTTAGATTGCCGAAAGCCTCTACCATTGCGGTAGTTAGCATTCCGTTTAAAGTCTTTCGCATGCTCTGAAGAGTACTGACACTGGCCGCAGTAGCTAACCCGCCAGCTTCCGCACCAGCAAAATCACCCTCAGTTGCAGGAGGTACTGATTCTAGCTCCGTGCTTTCACCCTTCATAGCATCAACGGCCTCTTTAAGATCGCTAAGTCCTTCCTCAGTCGCATCTAGTGCCGCATCAACTTGGTCTTTTGGTGAACCGCCGCCAACATCTTCGCCCATATCAGGCATCGCAGGCATTTCAGCAGCAGGAGCATTATCAGCCGCCAATCCACCCGGTATAGAAGCCGGTGCTGGAGGGGCGCCCTGAGCACTCTTAATTAGCGCTGATTTTGTAGCCTCGAAGCCTTCAGACTTAATCTTCCTTAATACGTCCGTGCCAAACTTCTCAGTGGCAATTGAGTTATAAAGAACGTCTGTTGCGTTTCCGCTAGTGATATCATTAACAGTAGCTGAAAGAATTAAGTCTTTACCAGCGTATACATCCCAGCGGCTCCTACCAAGATCCGCCTGTCCTTCCGCAGTAATTGCCTTAACAAATTTCGCAGAGAGTTTTGCGCGAGCAAGCATCTCTTTACGCTTAAGCTCATCTTTCTGATCAGCTGATGCCGGACTCGGATGTAACCCAGTAATGGATCCTACATCGGGGAATGGCTTCTGACCTACCATGTGCTTATCCTCATCCCAAATCTCTTTATAGCCCTTTCCATCAACCGTCATCTCAGGATATTTTGGTTTTCCTGGAGTGGGCTCATTAGCACCACCGCCACCCTGGAAGTACGCTTCTTTCTTTTCTGAAATTTGCTCTTTCGCTTTCTCTAGAGCTGCTTGACGACGAATCTGACGTTCCTTTACATCAGCAAGTCTCTGGAGTCTCTTCTTTAGAGCCTCATCAGATTCGCTGATACCAGGATACATTCCATCAACCGGACCAACACCCGGGAACGGAGAATGACCGACCATCTGCTTGTCCTGTGTTTCTCGCACAGTTTGGTTGGTCGGATCTTTTTCATATTGCGGTTTGCCCGGAGTCGGTTCAACCGTTCCTTGATAGTAAGCTGTTTTCTCCTGTATCGAATTTGCCATGGTAGGTTCCTTGTCGTTTAGTACAATCAGTCTTTTGTTTAAATTTTCTTGAAGGGTTGAAATTTTAGTTCTAAGTTCATTAATTTCGGAGCCCCAATCAGTTTGGGCAACACTGATGATTTTTTCAGGAAGGTTAGGTGCTGGTGTTGCACTTGATTCTTCTCCCGATTCAGCCATTGCTTGTGTTGATTGAGTAGTTCCATAATTTGTGTCGTTAGAATCTTTGTCCACCGATGAGGCTTCAACTAATTTTGTGACTCGTTCGGTAAGACCTTGTAAATCATTTTGAATACCGGATAGCTCTTCTTGAGTCACGCCTCCCTGAGATATCTTAGTATTCATATAATTTTGTAAACTATCTGCTGCCTTGCTTAAATCTTTTGCAATAATATGTTTAATCTTAGCTGCCGGATCTGCTCCATTTACCACAATTGACAGCTCCATTGGCGATAAATCACAGTTAATTTCCCCGTAACAGCTCTTATTTTGCATATGGGAACAAAAATCACTTTCTACTCTTGCCACACGCCCGCAATCATAACAAATAGCTCTTCCAACGGCAGTGCCCATTGATACTGACGCTGAATACCCAGTAGCAACTTGCCTAGCTAAAGCGGGATAATTTTGTTTATCAAGAGCACATAATGCAATTACTCTTTTATGTTTTCTGTCATAATACGTATCAACTATTAGCCCACGAACAAACTCAACAGAACTAGATTTATGATCAAGGCATAACGGTTTACCAACCCATTTCTTGTGAGCTTTAATTAATTCTTCTTCTGGAAAGATGTCGCCGTTTGCATTTTTATATGGTCTAACATTAGAGTCTGAACAAACCCACTTTAAAGAGCCTGTTTTATCGTTAATTTCCCAATTGGCCTCTAGCGGTTTGCCTGACGCATCTTTCTTTAGCTCACCATCTTTATCTAAAACAGATGATTCCGCACTAGACATCATAACGCAAGAAAAGTACAAAAACGAGTTGGCTAGCGGGGCAATAATTTTTAAATCGGCAGCAAATTTTCTAAAACGTTCTAAAATTTCAGGATCAGCCAAAGCAGATTTTTCAGATTCCATATCTGACTGTGCAATATCAAATGACGCAAGCTTAACTAACATTAGTTCTCCAACTTTGATTTTGTAACTAATTCTTTTTCAATTTGTTCTTTTGTTTTAGCAAGCGCTTTTCTAGTGCCTTCATCATCAAGATTGTGATCTGAGTCTTTAATGACTGCTGCGATTTCACATGTGCTTCTTTTAATAATCATTTGTTAGCCTTGGTCTCATTGAACAACTGAACTAGTAAGGGCAATCTATCATAAACATTATTATCATTCTCATCCCTAATATCACTCGTCCATTTCTTTGCCAAAATATTAGTATCTATATGTTCTAGCGCTCTATCATTAACTAATTGCTTTAGCTGACTGACTTGTTTTTTTACGGAATCGATTGCTGCAAGAACCGAAGGCATAAAAGACTCGTCACCTATATTCGAAAATAATGCAAGAAATCTATTAACTTGTTTTTCTAAATCTTGTATTTGAGACCCAAACGAATTCATTACCTCAATTGTTTCTGGATCCGAGCTAAATTTTGCCATTAAAACAGCAGAGTTATTAGCTATAGACATAATTTCTTCAAAGTTCTTTTTAACCTGATCTCTGAAGTTTCTTAATACCATTCTGTGTTTTAGTATTTCTTTTGTATCTGGAGTTTGTAATTTTGCAAAAGAAGTGGATATCGCATTTAGATGATTGATTGCGACTCTTAATTTTCCGTTAAGCTCTTTAAATGATTCTGCGGCTTGTTCAGCGACTCTTTTTTCAGAATCGGGAACTCGTCCGGACATTTGAATTGCGAAGGCTTTTTTTATCATCGTACTAATATATCCAAGTATTCGCTCATTAAAAATTCCAACTGGGCAATTCAACTGGGCCAGCCGCACCCATACCGGGCATAATACCTCCGCCGCCACCTGGAAAAACATAATTATTTAATCCGGCATAATTATCATATTGTCCAACCTCAACAACATCATTATTATCTCTTTTATCAATGCCGTGAATGCCTTCTAAAATAGCTGGATTAATTATATAATATTCTTTTGTTGGTTTAAAGAATACAACATCGGCTTCATTTAGTTTAGCGGCTTGTATTAGTGTAGCTTCTGACTGTTGATTAAAATTCATTATAGAAGCTGAGTTTGGTATTGTGGCGGAATATAAATAACCAGTCCCATTGCTTTTTGCTTCTTCTGGGGTTAAGTACCAAATTTTGTCTGGTGATAATACATCTCTAAGTCTACAAACTTTATATATTTGAGTGGAGGCTAGTTTAATTAGTTTATCTAATCTGCTTGCCGGACGATTCAAATAATCAACTTCAACATCTGTAAATGGAGAAAATGAAGGATTATAAGAGGATACATTTGAATTACTTATTGCTGGAGATACAAAGTTTTTATTATCTCGCTCAATAGATACTATATCATCAGAGGCGCTATTAACATCTTTATAATGATTATTGAAAGAAACTACAGCTTCATAGTACGAATTTGCAACGAACGGGTCTAAGTCTTTTCCCATTCCAAACTTATGACATTCGGCCAAAGCTTTTTCTAATGTCCAATCATTTTTCATAATTCTGTATATAGCGCAAACCATCGAAGTTCTATCTTTTCCGTGGAAGCAATGAACGTATATAGGCCCTGTTTTTTTCCAAGTTTCTATTTCATCAGGAATCATTGCAACATTTTGATCTCTACCAGTAGTAAGTGGAATTATAACATGCTCAACTCCGTTTTTTTTGCATATTTCATTTATTTCTTTTCCTTCCCCAGCATCTAAGCTTACAATTTTATTAATACCCCAATAATCTCTAAGAATTGGGATCTCTACATCCATGAGTCTACCGCCCCTAAAAACGTTTTCATCTACTTGTGCAAATCTGGCTGGCATATTAACCCTTATAATCTATAGCTTTAACCGCTGACATAAGAGCAATCTGTTCCGGGTTCTCTAATTTCTCACTAATCGCCTTATCAAATGTATTCTTAAACGCTATTTGAAATTGCCACTTTCTATCGTTATCATTTTCTTTTCTTAATTTGCGTATTATATAAGAATAACTAAGTTCTGATTTTGGTTTTTTTGTTCCGGCCAAAGCAGATAATGCGCAAGCAATTTTATCGGCTAAGTCATCCTGCCCTATAAGTTTAAGCTTTTTACACAGGTCTCTTAGTTCATCTAATGAGGCGCTTTTATTCATCTTTTGCTTGATTTCTTAATTTGAACGTTTAATAAATCCGCTAGCTCACCTTCACTCTTTTTCATTACAGCCCTTACCTGATACCCATTCACTAAAACCTCTCCGTCATCGCATTGTAAAATTAAGACATCTCCGTGACCGCTTTTTATAGTGCCTTTAATAATTATCATTTCTTCGTGCTCAAAATCAGAGTACATTCTACGGCCGGAAGATCCGTTAATTAAAACGGATACAGCTTCGCCACCGTATACTTCAAAAATAGATTGTCCTATGCCGGGTATTTTTTCGACCATATTACACCATTGCTATTGCGAATTTTCTAAAGTTTGTTTCAGATGTCTGTGCGTCTAAAATATCATACTCACTACTCTTAATGTCAGTATAAACATTGGCTCTTACAACAAATCCTCCAGCCTTTTTAGTTGCCGAACAAAATGCGCTTGATATAATACCAGAAATTCCATCTACAACATTAATCGCCGCAGCTTTATTTCCATATACATCACACTCCAATTCAATCTTTTTCCCATTTTGATGAATTGAAACATCAGCATCAATCTCAGATCTTAATGCCGATGATAAAATATTTGCATATCGTACTTGTGCCGCAAACGGAGCGTCAGACGCAATTGCCAATAATACTTTTGTTAATGGCAATGTGGATCTTTCAATAGCTCTCTTAACCAGTTTTTCGGCCGGCCCAGAAGCTGTTAATTGTTGCATTAGAGCTTTATACTCTGCCATTACCTGTTCCTTTTGTTGTGAGTCTTCTTTTGCTATTTGCTGCCCTTCAAGTCCGCCCCACCCTGTTGACGGACCTTCTACCTT